CTGAATCCCAGATAAGCGACCTTGGCACGTACCAGACGCAGGATGCGGGTCTTACGTCTATCGCTGGCCTCACGACGGCGGCAGATAAGATGCTGTACACAACCGCATCAGACACCTACGCAGTCACAGACCTAACGTCTTTTGCCCGTAGCATCCTTGATGATGCTGACGCTGCCTCTGTTCGCACGACGATTGGCGTAGATGCCGCAGGGACGGATAATAGCACCGACGTTACGCTTGCTGGTGCGTATGACTACTTAACACTTAGTGGTCAGCAGATTACCTTGGGGCAGATAGACCTAACGACTGACGTAACGGGCGCACTGCCTGTTGCCAACGGCGGCACGGGGTCCACCACAGCCTCTGACGCACGTACTGCATTGGGTGTTGACCCTGCTGGCACCGACAATAGTACTGATGTCACACTCGCCACGGTAAGCGGCAACTACCTGAGCATTACGGGCCAAGAGATTACTGCTGGCACGGTACCTATCTCCCTTGGTGGCACGGGTGCTACCACAGCGGCTGGCGCAAGGACTGCGCTTGACGTTGACCAAGCAGGTACTGACAACTCCACTGATGTAACGATTGCTGCGGGGCTTGACTACATCACAATCAGCGGCCAGCAGCTTACGCTTGGATCTGTTGATCTGACGACCGATGTTACTGGTGCATTGCCCATTGCGAATGGCGGAACCGGATCTACGACGGCTGCTGATGCAAGAACTGCACTTGGCGTAGATGCTGCTGGTACCGACAACAGCACCGATGTCACGCTTGCAACGGTGACTGGCAACTACCTCAGTATAACTGGGCAGGAGATTACGGCGGGCATAGTGCCAATTTCGCTCGGTGGTACAGGAGCAACCACTGCTTCCGCAGCCCGCACTGCCCTTGATGTTGACCAAGCTGGCACCGACAACTCTACTGACGTAACGTTAGCAGGAACGTATGATTACCTGACCCTGAGCGGTCAGCAGATTACGTTAGGTCAGATTGACCTGACTACCGACGTTACAGGCGTACTGCCGTCGGGCAACATTGGAACGCACACCCATGCGGCCTCTGATATTACGAGTGGCACCTTCGCAGATGCTCGTATTGCAGAGTCTAATGTGACACAGCACCAAGCAGCACTTTCCATTACTGAGTCCCAAATAAGCGATTTCGGAACCTACGTAGACGAAGCCACGGCTCTCGTTTATGCAATCGTATTCTAACTATGTTTGTTATTGAGAACGGCGACAAGATCCAAGGCGACGCAAGTGCCGCAACAGTAGTTGATTATCACATCAGCGGCTTGCAGGGCACAACCCTGAAGAACCTTGCTGACGGCCAGCTTGCGGCGACTATTGGCGATCTGTATACCTCCGCTGGTACAGACGTTGCCAAGACGATTGTACTTGTTAACACGGACTCGTCTGCCCGCACTGTGAACCTATATCACACGCCAAGTGGCGGCACGGCTCGTCGCATCATCCCAAAGGACACTTCTCTTGGGGCTGGATACTCCCTGCGTCTTGAGGGCAACCTGATGCAGGTGCTGGATGCACAGGGCGCAGTTCTTACGGCTGCCAGCATTTCTGCAAATGACATAACCTCTGGCGTACTCATTCACGAGGTTGGTGGCCTTGAGGCCGATGTGTCTGCCTATAATGGACTTGTTAAGATAAGTGGCGGCGCAACGTCAGCCGTAACTGCTCCATCTGGAGATGTTGTTGGCACGAGCGATACACAAACGCTAACTAATAAGACGATTGATACCTCGGCAAACACGCTGACTTTTGCGGCAGAGGCTAATCTGCAAGATAACCTGCTAACACGGCCGCTTGTTAAGGATTATGCGATGGAGGTCTACGCTCACGGCAGCATCACCACAGCCACGACCATTGATCTTGAGAACGGCAACGTTCACACAGCAACCATTGGCGGCAACCTCACATTGACATTCTCAAACCCTATTGCATCTGGCGATGCTACCAGTTTTGTTCTTGAGTTGACCAACGGCGGCGCGTTTACCCTCACGTTTCCCGCAGCAGTAGATTGGGAAGGCGGTACTGCGCCGACGCTAACAGCCGCAGGTGTTGATATACTCGTGTTTTATACACGGGACGGTGGCACTACGTGGCATGGTATCGTCTCATCCTTAGACAGCAAGTAAGATGTTTACACCAGAAATGTTAGCTCTTAGGAGGCCGACTGCGGCGGCAAGCGGCCCAGATACACATCTGCTTGCTTATGATGATGACGACTATCTTAATTGCTATGACATTACCGACCCGTCAAGCCCAAGTTTTGTTAGTCGCATTACAAGGCCACATAGTCAAGACCAAGCCAACAGGGTAGCGATTAAGGATGGGTATTTATATTCGGCACATAGAGTTGGCGACTCTATTAACATTATTGATGTCTCTGATCCGTCAAGTATGTCATTTACTGCCAATGTAAGTATTTCTCCAGATACCGATCCTCAGTTTGTATACGCGCATCCCGACAAAGATTTTATTGTAACGCAGGGTACAAACACTCGCGGTATTCTTACAATTGATATTAGTAATCCAGCATCCCCGTCAGCAAATACCAGAGCTTCTGCTATTGGGAATCGTTTTGTGCCTGATTCAGGATTCAATAGAGCATTTACTGTACAAAACGCTGGCACCCAATTAACTTCCTTTGCTCTTGCCAACTCTGCGATGGGATCAGAAACAGTAGAGTCTCTCTCTATTACTTCTGACTCACGAGAGTCTATTGAGTGGGATGTTAGCCCTGTTGATGGAAATAATTACCTGTGGCATGGTGGTATTAATTATTTAGCCGTGATAGAGTTTGGCTCGGACCTTACTCCAGATAGCGAATACTATGTGGAAGACAGTGTTAACTACGACAGAGTATCAAACATACGCGCCTTGCCAGCCGATCTATACTCAACTACTTATAAAAGCGTTGTTGCCGTTACTGCAAGAGACGATGACAGGCTTATGATAATTGGATACGACGGCTCCACCTTTACTATTCTTGCAAGTGATGTTCCAAGTGGAGCCTCCCTGATGGGGTACGGCATGGCAGTAACTGGTAATTATATTATTTCGGGAGATGCTGGCGTGAACAGGTTTCATATCTGGGAATGGGACTCAGAAACATCCGTTTCATTGCTATCAACAGTTACAGACGCAACCTACCTAAATAACATTAAAACATTTATCACGTATACGCCATGAGTACGTTCGTCATAGAAAACCAAGATGGAACGCTGTCCCACCCAGTGGCACGGATTAGCATTTTGCGCCGTTTCCCTCATGTATCGTTTCCAAAGGTAATGACGGGATACGTCAACCCTGAAATGGGTATTTATCCGCTCGTCCAAACGGAGCCGCCAGAGAGTCAGTATTCGCACGTTAACGTACAGGTAGACCCCGTAAGGCAGGGCGATCACTACGTGCAACAATGGGGCGCAGCAGTACCGAGACCACAAGAAGAGATCAATGCGTACTACAATCGCAAGATCAGCATGGTCAAGAATTATGCTGGGGAGTTGATTCTTGCAAGGTATCCTGATTGGAAGCAGCGCAATATGACGATGCGCGTTCTGACCTTGCAGAGCGTCAGCCCCCTAACTGATGATGAGCAAGCGGAACTGGCAAGCATCTCGGTGGCGTGGGATTGGATTGAGGCAGTGCGAACCGCATCAGATAGCCTTGAACAGGATCTGCTGCAAATGAATATTGCTGCTGCTATGGAATACGACATAGCAGCATATCCTAATTGGCCAGCATAATGCCTATTCGCAAGAAACAAGATGGTTGGTACTGGGGCGGCAAGGGTCCATTTCCAACCAAGAAGAAGGCCCAAGCGGTGGCTCGTGCCGCCTATGCCAGCGGGTATAAGAAGTAACTAAACCGAGGGATCAATGAAAGTACAGTACATCAGAATCTGGCAAAGCAAGCCAATCCTTGAGAAGCTCTTTATGACCAGTGAGAGCGGCAAACTGCGTCGCCGTTGCAAACACAACGTCAAGCAGATGCAGCCATTCTGGGATGACATCATTGAGTGGATCAGGGCTGATAAGGAAGAGCATAAGTGGGAGCCTACTCTGGGGGCAGAAGGGCCGTCTGACGGCGATGAGTTCTACACGCGATTTGAGAACTTCCTGCTTGACACAGATGAGATGGTTGACTACACACCATATACGTTCTCAGAGGATCTGATGGAGTTTGCTGATGGCATCAGTGGGTCACAGGAGCTTCTCATCTCTTGGCTGTTTACTGAGAACCAAGTACAAGACTAAGGCGGGCCACCCCCAAACCCCTGATCCCTCACCTGCCGGGGGGTGAGTCCCGCCTACTTTTTCACACTTTTCACTCTTTTCATAGGCATAGAAAAGCATGGATATGTCTGATTTCAGCGACGAGGATCTTGAACTGCTCAATGAGCTGGTAGGTCGCATTGGCGACTTCCTTGACATGGATGAGCCGTCTTTCGTTCGCGCCTATGATGAGGATGCAGAGGTGTTTTTGCCGCTTTCCAATGGAGGATCGGTGGCATCAATCCACTATACGGGTGACGGTCTGATTATCCGTAGCGTGGTGGCAGGTGAGGTTGAATATCGCACTCTCAACGGTGAGCCAGCCAAAATGACGGCTGACTACATCAGGGAGAGGACCATAGACACCTACCAACGGGCGCGTGTTCGGGCAGATAATGCCTATGAGATAGCGCAGAACCGTGGTTGGAACATAGACGATTAGAACCATGGCCACAACAAAGGATGTCTCAAAAACCAAAGGCGGACGACTACTCTACCGGGGCGAAACCTTCAGCGGATACAACAAGCCGAAAAGGACACCGGGAGAGCGTAAGAAGTTTGCGGTGCTGGCGAAGAAGGGCGACCAGGTGAAGCTGGTACGCTTTGGCGATCCCAATATGCGGATCAAGAAGAGCAACCCCGAGCGCCGTGCCTCTTTTCGTGCAAGACACAAGTGCGACACAGCGAAGGACGTTTTTACGCCACGCTACTGGTCGTGCAAGATGTGGTAACCAAAACAACGAGGACACTATGCCCTACGGTAAATACGCTAAGAAAACCAAGATGAAGTCTTACAAGCGTAAGAAGAAGTAATGCCCCAGAAGATAAAGCCGCACCCACCGGAGCAGATTCCTGTGGCTGCACTTGTACCACCAACCGTACTACCAACGATGATTAAGAAACTACTTGACCGACTGAAAGAAGCCTCTACCTGGGCTGGCCTTGCCATTATTGCCCAGTTCCTGCCCATCGGCATGGAAGAGTTGCAGGTTATCTGGGAAGCTATCACGGCTCTTGCCGCTGTTGCCGCCATGCTGATCCCAGAAGGGAAGCCAGCCGAGGATGTTGACAACGGTTAGCATCTTTGTGTATATTCACGGAACCTAAACACTGAACTATGTTCTGTGAAGCATTGTTATCGGAAGTGCAGGAGTTCTCGCTGTCTCGTCACGGCGGGGACCTTGCGCTTGCCGATAATTTTGTTTTGGGCGAGTTTGCCTGTAACGATGGTTCAGATGTCGTACTGATTCACCCCTCCCTGGTAGCACTATTGCAGACAATCAGGGCGCACTTCGGCAAGCCCGTGCATATCCTATCTGCATATAGGACTGCTGACTACAACGAGCTGGTGGGTGGTAGCAAGAACAGTACGCATAAGAAGGGCATGGCTGCCGACATCGTTGTTAGGGGCATAAGCCTAAAACGGATAGCAGAGTTTGCCGAGGACCTTGACGTTGGCGGCATAGGCATCTACGAACAGAATAAGTTCATTCATCTTGACGTATGGCGCAGTATGCGTCGGTGGAACGGATAATGGAACCATGGCAGGAAAGAGCAATGGAGTTATACAGTGGCGGCCACCTTTCTATACGCGAGATTGCCGAAGCCATTGGTAAGCCAAAGTCCACAGTACACGACTTTATATCCAGGAATAAGATAAAAAGGGGCCAGCCAAAGATCCTTGTCTTTGACATTGAGACGGCACCCGGCACCTGCTTTTACTGGCGAAGAAAGACGACCTATATCAACAAAGATATGGTCATTGATAAGCCTGGAAAGGTTCTTACGTGGTCTGCCAAATGGCTGGGACATGAGGATGTTATATCAGACAGCATCCTTGCTTATGGTAATATGCAGGATGACTTCAAGGTGTGCGAGTCCCTGTGGCACCTTCTTGATGATGCAGATATTGTCGTCGCTCACAATGGCGACAGGTTTGACATCAAGATGATGAATGCCCGGTTCCTAATGCATGGATTGCCACCCACCAGTCCCTACACCAGCGTAGACACACTAAAGATTGCAAGGAAGTACTTTGGCTTTGATAGCAACAGGCTTGATGAGCTGGGCCAAGACCTTGGCATCGGCAGGAAGATGGAGCATGAGGGCATGAGCCTGTGGATCAGGTGCCTTGATGGAGACAGGGATGCCTTTGACACGATGATCCGCTACAATGAGCAGGATGTCCTTCTACTGGAGGAGCTATATCTGAAGGTGCGCCCATACCACAAGACCCACCCCAATGTGTCGCTATACAGCGAGAACGAGCAGGTAAAGTGTGTCAAGTGCGGAAGCAATAATATAGAGCCAGTGGATCGCCACGCATATAGCAATACTACACGCTATCATCTCTACAAGTGTAAAGACTGCAATGGCTTTAGCCGTGGCAGGGTATCCGATAAGACAACTGCCCAAAGGGGCAACATACTTGCATCAAGCTGATGTCCACCAATCAACCTTCTGGCAATAGTCATGCTGAAAGATGGTGCGCGTCTCGTGAACGCTCAGTGTGGTCGCAGAGGGCTGAGACTGAACCCACCCAAGACCCCACATATTCTCGCTGTTGCGGATCTCAAGACAGGCGGGGAAGGTGCGGGTGCTGTTGTATGAGTTCCTGCGGCTGCCGTCGGGGATGCAACTCTTCGGTCCAGCGTCAACATTGCGGCCCCTTGTGTCATCGTAGGGTGACCAATCGCAGTTGTCCATCATGCGCTTACTCATGTACTTGCCGCTGCCACACAGGAATTTGTCTATAAAGGTTACCTGTTTCTCCTTTGGGTCAAAGAAGTGGCACCCGCTGATCTCAAGGTAGTCCTCCTTGTAGGCATCAAGATGCTTCAGGTATGCGGGAGAGAGCAGGGAGTCGCTGCCCGTTAGGACCACATCGTCGTCAAAGTTAGCGGCATACTTTAGTGCGTCGTTAAACTTCCTGCCCACCAATACATTGCCATCCTCATCGTGCTGCTGTGCAACCACCTTGTCCTCTACGCCTGACAGGTTCCCATCCTCGTCGGGCGTTTCTACTATAATGGCATCGTAGCCAAGGTCGTCGTAGTACAGGGCTACGCGGCGTGTTAGTTCGTGGCGGCCGTAGGCAGGTATGACGATTTTCATGGTATCAGGGGTGTAAACATGGTGTGGTCTACTCGCTCCGCGTCTGGGAAGCGCGTAATAGGTGTAATGGATAGTTCCTCCTTGCATGACACAAGCAGGTCTTGGCGGCACGATATAACTGTTGCCTTGGGCAAACGGCGTGACGCAGACGCATCTAATGACTTATTACGGTGGTTGTCAAACAGATCGCCCTTGATCAGCGACTTGTGTATCAGCCTACCACATCCTATCGGCTCTAAAAAGCGATCTCCCCTGTATCCCTCCCAGTACCTTGCATCGTTGTTGTTCCAGTCCCACATATACAGGTCGCGGATGCCAACATACTTCATGCCTAAGCGAATAAGGTCACGGTACTGGTCCCATAGGCTCGGCATAAAAAAGGTGTCTGACCCCATAATCAGCACGTAGTCCACGCCATCCTCCAAAGCCATGTTGACGGCTGCGTTGAACTTGGCACCAAGCGGATCATTGGCTATCTCCACGTAGTGATGACCAAGGTTCTGTGCCTCACTGCATGTCTCATGCCCTTCTGAGCCAGCCACATATGTACGAAGGCCCAGACCGCGTTGTGCGGCATGAGCCTCGTGTTCCTTCATGTGCTTTAGAAATGCGTAGCGCATCCGGGGCCTACCCCAGACTGGTACTGCTATCCCGATCTTTGTCATTGCTTTTCTGTATTAGCATCCCCTTGATAAGGATCATGTAGCCGATGATGTCATGTATGGCATCCTCAAAGGATTCGCCCTTTACAAGCAGTTTTCCGCTTCTTATAAAGGCTCTCAGACGCTGCATCTTGTCGGAAACCCGTACCATCACCCCTTTGACAGGATCTACGCCCTCCAGTTCCGCAAGGCGGAAGTTGGCAAACGGGTCTGGTGATCCTGCCGTGTAGTCGTGGTTCTTTGCATGGAGAATCTGCTGTATCTCAGCAAGAGTCTCCTCCATCATCTGCTGATATTCCTTTTTTGTCATTTCCTATTCTGGAATTTGGTATACAATCATGTTTGTAGTGTAGGTGCTTGCTTTTGTGTAGTGCTATTTCATCCTATTTGAAGATATAAGCGTCATTTTCTGTGCTTTCTCTTCAGTTTTGACGGCTTAATGACATCTTGCTTATATGCCATCATCATTCGTGGCGGAATTGGTAGTGGTTTAGTATTGACTTCGGAGCCATTGCAAACTCCCTTTTTGCCTGGTAGGTGCGGTCAAACAATTTCTTGTGCTTCCACATCTCATGCGTTGACCCATGTACTACAATGTAGTGTGTCATAGGAGGGTTTACAATGATATACTCAACGTTTGGAGCATATTTAAAAGCCTTGTACCATTCGTCCACTATCATGTCCTTATAAGGCCAGCTCCACGTAAAGTCCGTTCGGCTGTGCTTGACCTGGACAATCCTGCCATCCTCCATATGGATGTCGCCGTCGTCAACGTAGTCCCATCTGCTTTCATAGGTTGGTGAGATTACCGTCTTCGGGGCATGGGCCTTATAGCCCATGCTGTGTATCTCCCGAAGCACTTTTTGTACAGACAGCTCACTTCTTTTTATATCGCGTACAAACGCCTTGTCACCTTTCATTCTGCGATTACATCTATCGGATCTGGTTGCAGCTCCTTCATAAGCCTATCATACTCACCCAGAATGTGATTGAACTCATCCCTGTAATCGCCTGATATGCTTATAAGGTTTTTTACAGAGTTTGTTGCATGAATGACTGTTGAGTGATCCCTGTCAAACAGTCTCCCTATGTCAGTAAGGTTTAGTTTTGTTGACTGCCTTACAATCTGCATTGCCATTTGCCTTGCATCTGCATAACGGCGCAGCCTCCTTCTGCCAAGGATATGCTCCCTTTTTATGCCAGTGACATTTGATGCTGCTTGTATAGCCGTCCTGAAACGCACATAGTCATTGATATATGATTCGCTACTCATCTTCAGATGCCTCCTTGCTAACCTTAAAATCCAGTGGAGCCTCAGTTCCAGCCACTACTGCATCGTAGTAGTCGGCATACACCTTTGCGCCATACATGATGTACAGCATCTTTTTGTCCAGCCCCATCTGTTTCAATTCATCAAACATATGTCTTTGGTTTGTGCTGATTATGCTTTCAATGGTGTCGGCTGACCCCTTCCAGTACCAATAGTGCTCTGCTGCCGTTTTTATTTTTTCCTTCTCATCTTCCTTGATGACTGGACCCTTCCAGTAAGTCTTTGCCTCAAGGTATGCTTTCTTCATTACGACAAGGTCTGCATATGCCAGCTTAATAGCCTTTTTACAGGCACGGCTGATAAATACAGTCTCATGTGCCTTTAGTGTGTCGGTAGACAATTTTTGATCCCTCCTTTTTTAAGACGTTTCCGGGCAGTCTTTCCGCCCGGTATTCAGCGATCTTCATATCGCCATTCTCATCCTTGTATGGTGCAAGATGCACCTCCGGATATTCCCATGAGTTCTTGAGCGTAATGGAGTCACCCTTCCGGGGTCCGTCCACCATCTCTATCGTCAGGCTTGCCATATAGCGTTGCCATTCTCTTTAGGTTGAGCCAAGACTCGTACTCTTGCACTACGTAGACCTTCCTTGGGTGCCCCTTGGCCTTATCCACGTAGATGGTCACGATGTCAATGTCGCCAGATAGATACTCTATCACATTGGTGATAAACCACTTCGGCACATACTTGTGCATGAACCGCTTACACTGCCAGCGATACCAGCCTATCAGGCCGTCATCAGCGGCGGTAAGACCCATGCTCCTGCCATCGCTTCCCCAGGCACGTTGCGACTCTATGCCCTTTTCAAGGGCTGTGTCAATGACGTACTTCTCAGCCTGATTCCCGCGTTGCTTCTGCTTGGTAGCCATAGATTGTATATGCCATTGATAAAATTGCCAGCACGGTTAGGACGTATGCGCCCACAGTCCCAAAAAGGAGCCATGACAGCATCCACACTACGCGAACGAAGGTAACAAAGACGATAGCCAAGATGCCTATGGATAAGAGCATCAGCACCGCTTTGAGGTACATATTAAAGGCGTTCATATCCACCATTGGTATGGTACTCCATGCTATGCAGCCAGTCGCCGCTTTTGTGGTGATGAGCGATGCGTTGCATCATCTCAAGCGTTTTTTCTGTCCAGAACTCCTCATTCATCAACTCCGTTGGCTCATCGGTCAGCTTCGTCCTGTATGGCTCCTGCGTCTCAATGTAGAAATGCTCTGCCGTGTGAGCCTCCGCAAGCCATGAGTAAAGGCGCATCTGAATGGCATAGGCGCGGCGGTTAAAGTTGCTCCTTATGCCAAGGAAATCAGATGTTGTCTTGAGGTCTGTCACGTAACCAGGGCGGTAGAAATCCAGTAGGCCCTTCCATTGCACTCCAAATGCCTCTGCAACGAACGCAACCTGCTTGTCGCTACCCTTGACTATCTCTACGAACTGCGTGTGCTGACGGGCCGCTGAGACGGCTTCTCGCGCACGTTCTGCAAGATCGGCTGATAGTATGCGACGCGGTGTGCCTTCGCCAAGGTTTACGAGCTTGTTCAGGGCGATATAGTTCTCAAAAGACTCCATGAACTGGGCAACGGCCTTCTCGCCGCTGTTCTTGTAGTACATGGCGTGTGCCTCTGCCGGGTCGGTGCCACTAAGGATCTCATCGCACACCTTTTGTTGCAACGCCGTGTTTGGAGTGACGGCAGAACGTGGAGCCTCTACAAATCGGTTGTCAAACTCCTTTGGCTCTGTGATCATGCAGTCAATCGCCGATCCAAGCAGCATGGCATCCGTCTCTACGTAGTCACCTGCTTTTTTCTGCGCCATGCCGTAGGGCTGACCACGGTCTGCATATAGGGTACGCAGGTCTGTACTGCTGTACGCATCAATTGCAAAGTATTCCTCTTGACTGATGTCAAGTCGCTGTATGTTCTTGAACGGGTTTCCGCCCACAATTTCAGTAAGTGTCATTCAAACCTCCTGTTGTTTAAGTCCGATACGGGACGATATGCGATGGCAATTACCACCTCAGTCCCCATTGCATTTTCAAGTCCCTGATTACCCTTGCTTCGTATTCTCTGCCATAGATCAATGTCATCGCAGAAAACAACAGGCAGGGCTGGGTTGCCATCATCACCGCGATAGCAAATAGATGCAGTCACGCTGTGATTGTATGGCTTAATAAGAATGCGCTCTATATCGCCATCCTGCAATCCGTAATAGCCCCTGGTCTTTTCTGCCTCCCACTCTGTCATAATCCGATCATGCGACAGTTTTCCGCTGCGCAGTCCGCTTGCACGGCGATTGGCAAAGATGGTATCCCACTCCTCAACGGTTTTTCCTGTTACGCGCCAACAGGCGGCCTCTGCCTCTTTTCTAAACTCTTCAAAGTGATTCATCGTCATCTATGGTTTTCATCGGGTCCATGTCAAGCGCACGGCACCACCGAATATAGTCAAGAAAGTTGCTCGGAGCAAATCGGCCAGTCTCCCAGTCCTTGATAGAGTCTCCGTACTTGCCGATCATCTTGCCCAACTGCTTGCGGCTGTACCCCTTTCTCAATCGCTGTGTCCAAAGTCTTTCTTTGTAATCGCTCATACCATGAAAGACCCCCGGCTTACTTTTACTTGTTCTTGTTTGGGCTTTTTCTTGTCAGGTATCTCCTGAATGTACCATTCCTTGGGGTCATCCAAGTACCTACCCTGATTGTACCATGTTGCCGGGTGTGGCGTGTACGTCCCGGCTTTTCCTGCTGGGCTGTTAGCAAACATTCGTGTTCTTTCAATCAGAAAGCTAAAACTGTCCTCGCCAGTTTCCTTGTAAAGGCTGATTAAGGCTTCTTCAATCTTTGCCAATGCGTACTTTTTCCCCACCTTTCGCGGATAAGCCCGATAGATGCCCTCTATCTCTTTTTTTGCTGGGCGGTATGTTGCCGTCTGTGCTTTGTATACCTTTTTATTCTTATTAGAATCAGAGTCAGAGTCAGAGTCAGAAGGAAGTTCTTTGTTATTCTCTTGTGACTTCTTTTTCTCTCTGTACTTTTTTTGGCGTTCCCGTGCATCTGAACGGGTTTTTTCCTCCCTCTCAAGACGGCGTGACACGACTGTTACAATTGCCTCACCCGTAACGGAATCGTTACGCCACTCTACTTCGGCAACTTCGTGCCTTTCCAGTTCTTGTAGGGCTGACTGGACTTCTGCCATATCAAGGTGACACATACGTGCGATCTCTCGCACCGTGCCTTCTATCTTGAAGTCAGCCAGGTCGTGCATGGTCAGAATCATTTCCAACCACGCACCGCGACCTGCCGCTGACAGCATAGCGACCTTCGGGTCCCTACGCCAATCCCCCACGAAGAACTTGATCCATGCCAAGTTCTCAGCCATTTTTTAGCTCCTCAATAAGGTTTGAAATGGTCTGTGCATCGCCTTCCTTCGCCTTATCAATGTAGGCGGCTTGCTGTCCCTTCGGTAACTTCAGGATGAGGCTGTGCAGGAACTTCTTCTGCTTGTCAGATGCGGCTCTTTTTCCGCCGCCCCTCTGCTGACCTATGGCATTCGCCAATTCATCGGCACTCGCAAATTCCGTCCCTTGCAGACCTGCTGAGATCGTTGCGAGACAGCGACCAATCGCACTCGTTTCCGCATTTTCCATAGCACTGGTGCGATTGATCTGACTGGCAGACCTTTTTTCCTCGCCATGCCCAGTACCTACGACCATGCCCGCAGGGTTCACGATCTCTGCCTTCATTACCACCGTGTCCTCATCGTGATGCATCAGCGTTGTGATGATGCCCCATCCATCGCTTACCGTGTACTCCTGTCTAAACTCTGCAACCCGCAGGGCTACGGTCTTATATGACTTGCCATGAATCTTTACTATTCCGCTCATTTGCATACCTCCGATGTTGGTAGTCCGTTAAGATAATCCATCGTCTCCAGGTAGCCCTGTACGGCTCCGTTTGACTGTCCTATGGTGTAACCCACGTATCCTGCTCCAAGTAGCACAGCGGCTGTTACAGCAACGATGACGAGGATCTTTGCTATGGCTGAAAATAAGTCTGTGAACGTCATTTTTTTCGCCTCCATATACGGCTAAACAGATACTTAACCTTGTTTTTGATGGTTGACTTTTTTTGGTCTACCCAAAAGTACCATTCGGTGATTGGATCTTCGGGTACTGGGTGCTTGATGCTCATCATGACACCTCCACGATGATGTAGCCTTTGCCACGGCAAGCATAGCAGGTCTGTGATAACTCTGTCTCGCGGGAATAGTCCCACGCCTCCAACCAACCGTTACCCTTGCATTCTGGGCATTTTTCTGCGTCATGCTTCACGCCCCATCGGGCGGTAGCCTCATTGATCTCTTGTTTAAGAGTTTTCATTTTTACACTCCGGGCAGTACCCGTATTTATCTGTTTCTTGATCCTCGCCCATTTCTTCGCCGCACTCTATGCAGACGTATTCCTCTACGCATATGTCGCATAGACCGTTTTCTAACTGGTCGTAGCTGTACACGTTGCACTCGCAGATACGGCATGGTATCGTTGGGTCGGGTGGCAAGAACAGGTTGTGACTGTACAGGATCTGTGCAATCATTTTTTCGCCTCCTCAAACATGAAATGAATGTGGGTGCCAACGGTGTCCTGCAACGTGATAACATCGCCGTACCTGAGTTCCGTGAAGAACTCGGCCTCTTTCAGTTCCCCTACGAGCCACTCGTGTATGTTGGGGTATTCCTGCCGACAATCATCCAGTTTTTCCCGGATGGATGGTTTCATGCGTTCGTATAGGTTCATTTTTTCTGCGCCTCCGCGCTGTTGTGTGACACGACAAGTATAAGACCTGGCAGGTCTACACACAAATTATTTCGTTTGTACTCAAGGTTGGGCTTTTTTTCGTGCGCCGGCGGGGTTTTTTCCGGGTCATCTTGCCTGGATATTTTTCCGGGCAGGGTTTTTTTCTGGGTGCTGGTGTCCAGCTGGAGATGGGCATGGAGCTTCGGGGTCAGACCAAGCTTGCAGTTTGTCGCACGTTTTCACAATTCACAGTCCCATAGGGGTCGTGAGTGATGAATTTGACAATAGACACCCCATGCCTATATTTCACCCATCATCAAATCACGCGGAGGCGTAGATCAATGGAAACCACAGAAATCCTAATTCAGATGGTGGACCTGCACCACAATGTGGTAGACAATCCATCAGAACATATAGGCGATTCTGCCTACAATGTGTGTGTTGTCTTTCGTATGGACGGTGTGCCATATGATTTCTTGGAAATTGGCACATTCAAGAGACGTACCGTTGCTGAGTCGGCAGTCAACATGGCAAAGTCTAAGTACCCCGATTCACTTGTATATCAGAACATTATCTAACATTACGCGGAGGCGTAGACCAATGAACAGAGCAATCCTTGAAACACTTGCAAGCGAAATTGAAGTTGCACTTCAGGAAATCGCTAAAAAGCACAACGTGCAAATCAAGCGTGGCAATGGCACCTATTACGAAACCAATGCCACGCTAAAACTTGAGATCAGCGACATTAATCAGGATGGAACCGTATTGGACAAAGATGCGGAGACATTCCTGAAGATGGCGAAGTTCTACGGATTGGAGGCAGGGGATCTGAACAAGGTGTTCACCTCAAACGGATCTCAGTATTCTATCGTGGGACTCAACACACGGCGCAGTAAGTATCCTATTTCAGCCATTAACTTGAGCAATGGCAACAGGTACAAGTTTACAGCGGACCATATCAAATTTGCATTAGGAAAAGAGGTGGCATGATGAACGTTCTTTCACTCTGTGATTATTCCGGTAAGTGGGCAAAGCCCTACGCTGACGCAGGACACACCGTGTTCCTTGTAGACCCAAAGCACAGACCTGCTGACGGGGAAAACGTGTGGACCTTTGAGGATGGCATGATGCGGTGTGGCGATACTGCCCGTGGATTCCTGAACCTGCTCCGTCAGGGATTCGTCAAACCTGATTTTGACATAATTCTGATCGCTGTACCGTGTACAGACTTTGCTTCAAGCGGGGCAAGGCATTTCAAGGTCAAAGACCAAGACGGGCGCACGGAGCAGTCTGCTCAGATCGTCAGGGATTGCCTTGAGATCGTCAAACTGTGCAATCCCAAGGTGTGGGCATTGGAGAATCCTGTTGGCAGGATTGCATCCGTTGTGCCTGAACTTGGAAAGTGGGGACTGATCTTCAATCCGTGCGATTATGCAGGGTTTGCAGACGATCCTGATTCTGAGGCGTACACAAAAAAAACCTGCATATGGGGCAGGTTCAATGCAGACCTTCCAACGTCTCCCGTTGAACCCGTCATGTATGAACGGGGCGGCAAGCGCGGATCATGGATGTGGGCAAAGTTAGGCGGCAAATCTGAGCGTACAAAGGAACTCAGATCCAATACGCCAACTGGTTTTTCGCGGGCATTTTTTCGCGCCAATTCCTGACTTTTTTCCGCCCTATTTTTTCCCATGGGGGGCGCGGTTTTTTCCGCGTCCCTCTTTTTTTGTGGCGGGTTTTTTTCCGGGTGGGGTTTTTTCGGCGGGTTTTTTCGGGCGCGTGTGCGCGTGTGTGTACGCGCGGGTGTGTGCGTGCGCGTGTGCGCGTGGGCGGGCGCGTGGGCGTGCGTGCGTGCGTGCGTGCGTGCGTGCGCGTTCATTTGGTTGATGGGCAGCCCGTGCCTACCTTTGGCCCGTTCACTTCAATCAATCGGAAAATATCATGGCTTGGCAAGTCGCATTTACACGGGTTTCAAGCAACAAGAAAACGGGACCCATCCCCGTCACAACGTCGGAGCGGTCTACGTGCCCGCCCGAATGCCCGTTAAACCGAAATGGCTGTTACGCGGACGCGGGATATTATACGCGGACGCATTGGGACAAGGTAACGGCAAAGGAGCGTGGCACAGACTGGAAAGGCTTTCTTGACAACGTGCGCAAGCTTCCAATCGGCACAATGTGGCGGCACAATATCGCGGGCGATCTGCCCAACGTTGGCGGTATCATTGCGGGAAAAGCTCTTGCGGATATCGTAACGGCTAACAAGCGGAAGAACGGTTTCACATATACGCATTGCGATCCGTTCAAGGCGGACAACGGAAAGCACATTGCGGAAGCAAACCGCAACGGTTTCACGGTTAACCTGTCAGCGGATTCATTGGAGCAAGCGGACCAATACCTTGCGCTTCAATTGCCCGTTGTCACATTGCTTCCGGAAGACGCTCCGAAAGTATCTCACACGCCCAACGGTGCGCGCGTAGTACGCTGCCCTGCTACAGTACGGGAGGACGTATCCTGCGCAACGTGCGGACTCTGTGCGCGCGCGGATCGCTCCTACGCTATTGGGTTTCCTGTTCACGGTTCACAGAAAAGCAAAATCAAAACGGTGTAACGATGACACGCTCCGAAAAGATTATGACGGTCGGAATGATCGTCGGCTTTGCCTACTTTCTGACACGGTTTGCCATTGGTATCCTTTACGGGATCTGACACAAACCCAAACCCAAACCCAAGGGGATCGGTCTTTTGATCGGTCCCCTTTTTTATGTGCCAACGATTCGGCACGTTCCACCGTTTCTGTGCGAGCTGGTGAACATCTCTTGAGAGGCCCCTGAGAGCCTCTGTACCGCGTCCAATCCGGAATCTATACCTACCTACTGGCCAAGCATCTGCGCTCATCCTGGCTCATTTTAGAGGGCAATGCGGGCAAGTTACCTTTGGCAGTATCGGCAATGCCTGCAGTCCGTAGGGAAAAACGTGCATTCTGTCAAGTGAAGATTGGTTGAAGGGGAAAAGAGTTACCCATCCCCGTGAAGTTTATGTGTAGTTTCTACGCAGATTCTGTGAAACGGTGCTCAAGTTCACTGTATCTTCACACTATCCTGGCCGTATCTTCACATAACTATTTGGAATCCACCTTTTTTTGCCGTAAGTTACCGGGTCGGGGGGGTATTTTTTTGCCGGCCCCCTACCTTACCCCTCTTTCAAATGCGTGTGGTATTTTCAAGACCTGTTTCTGGACTGGCTCAGGTGTAGTGAGTTGCCTGTCTTAAACATATCACACCCTTGGTGGAGGAGCCTTGAGAGATAGCCAGATATAGAGAAGAGTAAGAGGAAGAGATAGCCCCCCCTTCCTTGTGATTCTATAGAGAGATAAATGCCGCTGACTGAGTATGTTGCCGGGGGGACACCGGAATCACAAAGGGATGCACAGCCTAATGCTGTAAGCAACGCTCTTGCCAGGGGACTTACTTTAGTCGGTCCAACAGCTTGTCTCAGACTGAAGTTTGGCGGGTATCTCGCACTGCCCTGTTCACACCCTCGGAGCCAGTCGCCCGTCGGTAGTAAGAAGATAGTATTGCCCTAAGTTGGGTGCAATAAAATCAGAAAATAAAATTGGCGGTTAAGAATCCCATTGCGCCCCAGAAGAGCATTTGGCGTATGCGACTGGCCTTGTTCACCTTCCAGTCCTGCTTAACCTCTTCAATGAATGTCATGTTTTCTCTCCATTAGAAAATAAATTTCCCCTATAGCGTAGAAACGACAACGGGCCTCCAGCGGTCCCACCCACCCGAAAGCCCGTTGCCTCTACACAATGACACCCCCATCAGACGGACGGGTCTTACTAACTGCCCATCTCGCCTGTGTGGTGGTTTTGTTTAGGTAAGAACAGGCAAGGTTTAGACTGCCTTACTCAGTTGTGGATGCGCCCGGAGTTGAACCGGGGTTCCAGTAGCTTCCCAAAGGCTTTACTACTGGTCTAAACCACTTCGCACCCTAAAAGGGTGGCGGGACATACAGCGAAGGGGAAACTCACAAAAACCTTGCACTATATGCCCCGCCGTGGGGCGGAGGCTTCCCCTTAGAAAGGTAGAACGTCGTCTATTACTTCCTTGGTAGACGGCTTTACAGCGGGTGGGGAACCAGTAGAACCATCACCGGAGTCAGAGCTGGAGAGCATCATCATCTCCTTGGCCTTGATCTCGGTTGTATAGCGTTCATTTCCTTCTTTATCCTGCCATTTGCGAGTCTGCAAGCTGCCCTCAAAGTAGACCTGTGATCCCTTTTTGAGATATTCGTTGCAAATCTCAGCCAGTCTCGCCCAGGCAACAATGCTGTGCCACTCAGTTCTCTCAACCCACTCTCCATTTCCATCCTTATAGGACTCATTCGTTGCGAGTCGGATGTTGCAGACAGCGGTTCCTGAGTCTGTGTGGCGAAGCTCCGGGTCTTGTCCCAGATTGCCGACGAGAATGACCTTATTTACTCCTCTTGCCATGGTATTTACCTCTTTACACGTAAAAATGCCGTGCGGAATTGCACGACAGGGGCAATATAACACCACCTATAATACCACGCAACTTTATTTCTCAATTTTATTGCGCCGTATTTCTGTGAAGATTAGATTAAGGCCAGTAAGGTGTATCTATGGATCGGGATGCCAGAAAGACACGAATTAAAGACATACGATCAGTTTACAGATAAGGAAGCCAAGCTGGTGGACTTGTACACTGATCCAGAGAGCCAGACCTATCGGAACAAGGTCCGCTCCTACGAAGCCGCTGGCTACTACTGCGCTAAGGTGCCAGAGGGTCAGGAGGACGACGGAAGGGCGTACCGGGCGATGAAGGTTAAGGCTCACAAGCTGTTTAAGAAGGAACACATCTGGGCAGAGGTGGAGCGGCGGCTGATAGATCAGTCGGATGCTCTGAAGATGCCGATGGAAGAGGTGATTGCCAAGTTTTCGGCGATTGCTGATGTGGACCTGATGAAATACCTGCGGGAGGTGCCTGTCGCCTGTCCTCATTGCGAGGGCGAACTGCATTTGGGCATTGAATATGTATTTGATGTCAAGCAGATGCAGAAAGAGGGCTACGGTTCACTCCTAAAGAAGATGAGGCCGACAAAATACGGGACGGAGTTTGACTTCTACCCGGCAGATGATGCCTTAGACCGCCTGATGAAGCATTACGGTGGTTACAGGCAGTCCAGCGTAGGCGAGGAGTTGTCTGCGTTTGATGAACTTATCATCGCGGCCCGAAAAATATAGTTCTTTGATTTAATGCCAACTCCCGATGACATTAAGGCCCTTGCCGAGAAGTGTGAGGACCCGGTATGGTTTGCTGAAAACGTATTGGGTGAGACAACGTGGTCAAAGCAGCGTGAGCTGCTACGTGCCGTCAGAGATAATGACCAGGTTGCCATCCGATCCGGGCATAAGACTTCAAAGTCACGGTCCTTTATGGTATTGGCCCTGTGGTGGGCCTTCAAATGGCACCTCTTGGGGGAGGATGCGCGTGTTGCCCTATCTGCGGCATCCTTCAATCAGGTGAAGGACATTGCGTGGCGTGAAATCCGCGCAGCATACAAGCGAACCCCGATCCTCCAGCAGGTATGTATAAAACCGCCTTCGCTTGATCCCGCCACGGGCCTAACTTTCACCAGCGGCAACCAAATCTTTGGCTTCTCTGCAAAGGAGGCTGAGAATGCTGCTGGTATCTCCTCTCCCCATGTGATGTACCTGCTTGATGAGGCCTCGGGCATACAAGACGCTGTGTTTTCCGCCATGGAAGGAAACATGGCTGGTGGTGCCAAGATGGTAATGGCTTCGCAGGGTACGAAGATGAGTGGACACTTCTTTGACGCTTTCAATAAGTACAGAGCGTCGTGGCACTGCATAAAAATCAGCAGCTGGGACAGCCCGAATGTGACGGGCGAAGTACAGATCCCCGGTCTTGCCACCAAGAAGTGGTGCCAGCAGAAGAAGGACCAATGGGGCGAGGACAGCCCGCTGTACCGCGTTCGTGTAATGGGGGACTTCCCCGGCCACGGCGACAATACGGTATACGGGCTTGAAACTATTGAGTTTGCAAAGGACCGATGGCCCACAGTATCCCGCGAGGGTGCGTTGCGCCTTGGTGTTGACGTAGCCCGCTTCGGAGATGATGAAACCGTCATTTTTCCTGTTCGCGGCCACTGGGCAATGGAACCCGTGGTCCTGCAAGGATCGGATGGGGTGCAGGTAGCCAGTAAGATTGTAGACACCGTTCGTCGGCTTCGCCGCGACACAGACAGAGAGATAGAGGTAAAGATAGATGAGATCGGACTCGGAGCTTCTCCAGTGGATGCCCTGTCACACATGGACTTGGCACAGCAACTTGGAATTAGAGTGCGCCCTATTCACCTCCAATCTCCCGCAACTGATTCCGACAACTATGCAGATGCTGGAAGTGAGATGGCATTTGGTTTAGCCGACTGGCTAAAGGCTGGCGGTGCCGTGCCT